GCAATGGAGCGTGCGGTCTGCAAGGACCATGCGGTCAAGGGCCTGACCCAGTTCTACGGTGCTAACCGCACCGGTCGTTGGGCTGGCCGTCTCGTGCAGGTGCAGAACCTGCCACAGAACAAGCTCCGGGATATTGACCTAGCCCGTCAGATGGTCAAGGCCGGCAAGTATAACCAGCTCGAGATGCTGTTTGGCAACGTGCCTGACACCTTGTCTCAGTTGATCAGGACAGCGTTTGTTGCACGGACCGGGTGCAAGCTTGTGATCGTTGACTTCAGCGCCATCGAGGCCCGCGTCGTGGCTTGGCTGGCTTGGTGCAAGTGGCGTCTCGAGGTGTTCAATACGCACGGCAAAATCTATGAGGCTTCGGCTGAGCAAATGTTCAAGCTGCCGCCCGGTAGTGTAGACAAGCGTTCACCTTACCGGTTCAAAGGCAAGGTCGCCGAGCTGGCGCTAGGCTATCAAGGTGGAGCAGGCGCACTGATCACGATGGGCGCCTTGGACATGGGTCTTACTGAGGAAGAGCTCGAGCCGATCAAGGTTGCATGGCGTACTGCCAACCCGGAGGTCGTCGAGTTCTGGTACGACTGCGAGGCTGCGGCCAAGGCCGCTGTAGCCAATAAGACCGTGCGCGTGCTGAAGGTAGCAGGCGGCAAAGCCGAGCTGCAGTTTAGCTACGTGTCCGGCATGCTGATGATCCGCCTTCCGTCAGGCCGCGCTCTGGTGTACTCCAAGCCACGCATCGAAGGTTCGGACTTGAAGCGCGATAAGAGCGACGGCACGAGCTTTACCGTCGCACGGGCGGGGTCATTGACGTACGAGGGGATGGACCAGAAGACAAAGCAGTGGACCAGACTCTCGACCTACGGCGGCAAGCTGGTGGAGAACATTACTCAGGCGATTGCAAGAGACCTTCTTGCCGAGTCGATGCTTGCACTTGACGACGAGGGATACACCCAGCTCACTACCGTGCATGACGAGATCATCATGGAGGAGTTGATCGACGGACCGAGGAACGTAAAGACAGCCGAGGAAGTGATGGGCCGGCCTGTCTCATGGGCACCCGGCTTACCGCTACGAGGCGATGGATTTGAGACGCAGTACTACATGAAGGAGATTGATTGATGGCTGACGTAGACGCAATTTTAAGTGAGCGCGGAGTAAGGTACGGACTGTTTAAGAACCATGCAGGCATATCGCAAAAACTTAAATTCGAGATGCAAGTCCATGAAGGCTGGAACCGATTGGATAGTGATCAGCGTGAGGCGCTCGAGATGATTGCCCATAAGATCGCCCGCATCTTGAACGGTGACCCGGACTATGCTGATTCATGGGTTGATATTGCCGGCTATGCGCAGCTTGTCGCAGGCCGACTTGAAGGGAATATTCGATGACTTTACCCAAAGTTTTGTCACCGGAAGACTTAGCTCCAATATTGCACAAAACTGTAGAGACCATTAAAGTCGACGTCAGGCGTCGGCCAGAATCCCTACCGCCAAGGATTAAGATACCCGGCAGCGGTAAGATGCTGTGGCTTGAGGATGATGTTATCGCGTGGCTTAAAAACTGCCGCGTGAAAAAGGATAATTAATATGCGACGCATTCGACCAGACGGAAACTTCATCGCTGCTTATGCGGAACGCATGCGACATTTGCTGCAAGAGCGTGCCGCCGTACCGCACGAGGAACTCGAGTATCTGGTCGAAGCAATTTCCAAATTGAAAGATGAAAGACTTAAAACTTGCGTTGCGGAATTAATTGGATGGGGCGATGAAGAGCGGGCAGAGATCGAAACTTTTGTTGCCATCGCATTGGAAGTAATGAAGCGCACAAACGTATCAAAGCTTCGAGAATGTGCGCAGCTTGTTGAAATTAAATATTGGGTAAAAGATGACGGACAGAGTAAAGACGACGCTGGCAGTTGACATGTCTACGGGTGAGCGGTTCTGCACCCATTGCGCTTCTCGACGGCCACTGCGTACAGGCGGTGAGTGGGTACATAGCAGAGACGGATTAACGCGCCGCTGGAAATGCGGTGAATGCTGGCAAAAAATAATAGAAAGACGTAATGACCGAAATCGCTCAAGTAACAACTGATCAACTGTATTTTAGAGACCCTGATATTGACCCGCCTCCGCGTGCGGTTAGCCTGCTGCTATTGAATCCCGGCGGCGTGCTGATCGTGGGTAATTGGACTGATGACTGTTTAGGCTGGTGTCCAAAACCACGCGTACCTCGCAGCATTAAAGACAAAATCACAGGAGAAAAGAGATGATCATACGAGCAGCAGAGATGACAGCGCCCCTTAAGAAAAAGGGCAGGTCTACAAACAGAGGTCATGTACTGTTTGACTATTTGATTGAAACCTACAATCTGAAAAACAATGCCGGTTTAGCCCAAGCCATTGGTTTTCTTGATCCGACAGTTAGCCGCATGCGAAATAAAATACTGCCTATCTCAGCGGCCACGATCCTCGCCATCCACGATGCAACTGGGATGACAATAGCAAAGATAAAAGAACTGGCAGCTCAGTCATGAACTACCTTCTTCTTCTATTTATCTTAGGCTCGACGTTAGTCGGTCTCGGGGTATTCTGCGCTGCGATATGCGCAGCGGTTTACCTGATGAGTGAGAACTGATTACTTAGGTTCTTTGCCTTCGACGGTTAATCCTTCCTTGAGACGACTTTTCTTTTCTTGGAGCGTCTCACGTTCTTTCTCGGCCGCTTCTTCCGTCACGGCGCCGGACCCTTCAAGCCTATTGATGCGCTTGATCTTCATGTCCAGCTCACGTACCAGCTTGCTGCGCTCAGACTTGCTAATTTCCTCAGACAGCTCGAGGTCAACAGGCTTGATCTTGATACCGACCGTGTTTGCCAAGGCATAACCCGGCTGCACTGGCAGGCCACCTTTATCAACACCGGTATAGCCGAGCACAGACTGGCCAGTGGTATTGGCGATCACGTTCATCGCCCGGTCCCAATGGTAGTTACCAATTGCAACCGCTGGAGCAAACTGTTGCCACATCCACTTGGCCCGTTTCTGACCGGCCTCTGCGCTGGTGTCTGACTTGTCAACGATGTCTTTACCGAAGAACGAATCTTTATTCCAGAGCATTACGCCAAGCGTATTAAGGATCGGGTTACTAGGTGTTATCGGTTGTAGTAGTGGGACACCGCCAGCGTTCGCATGCGCATCGAGCAAGTCTCCGCCCGGGAACACGCGGCTAACATCGAGGAACAGAGGCAGGTTAGTCACGTCGTCCATGCCGAGGCGGATCGCCTTCGGCGTGCCGAGAGTTGCGCTGTAACCCTTCATCCAGTCTGGCAGGTTCTTACGCTCTTCGGACTCGAACTCTTTTGCACGGTTTCTAAACTCAGGGTCGGTGACATACCGGCGGATAACGGTCCACCAGTCTTCATCTTCTCCGCCGCCAAGAGACGCGGCCATAGCGTACATTAATGCGTTGACCGTGTACAAGGCACCGGCTGGAGCAGCGTAACGCCAAGGCGTCTCTAGTGCTGTTCGGACCAAAGGCGGCACGACCTTGTAGGTGTATGCGAAGAACGGCAAGGTGTAGTCGCGCAAAGCTCGAGCGGTCTTCGGCATGTCGTCATACGTAAACAGGAATTGCTGCGAGAACTCAATCGAGTCATCGACGCTAATCCCACGTTTGCGAGCGTCGCGGTAAATCAGGTAGCGGAAGAAAGTATCCTCAGCTTGGTAAGCCTTGGCCGCTGGCTTACGAACAAACCACGCCATTGCGTTCCAAACTGTATCGACTCCGCGTTTGAGCCTAGACTCACTGACCTGAGCCAAAGCTTTTAGCTGCTCTGGCATTTCGTTCAGAAGTTCTGCGCGGTTAAACGTGCCGCCGAATAGGCCAGCGTCTAAAGCCTCCTCGACCATCGGATCGTTCTTAACTAAGTCACGGATTGCGCCTGCGTATTTACCGATGTCCCAATATGAGACGCCAGCAAAGTGCGCCATCGTCAAGTTGGACAGGATGTTGTTCGCGTGTGACACAGGGTTCAGGACGGTCTTGCCTTCCTTCCACATCGACAAACCTTTGAGGTACATCTTGATCAGCTCTGCTTGCTGATTATTGTCAAAGCCTGACAGGTGGTCCATGATCTCAGCCGGCACCCACTTACCGGCCAGCTTCCCGTATCTACGAGCCATCGTGTCTTCAACCTTGGTCGTCGGCACTTGAATATAACCCGGCTGCTCTTTCTTGCTGGCGTAGTCTTTGGCGAGGTTTTCGTACAAGCGGCCAAGAGCGATGTCTCGTTGCGACTTGCTGTAGCCCATCACGAAGCGGAACATTGCGTCCCGAATCTCGCCCATGTCGTCACGCTCTTTG